TTATACTTCTGACCCCTGGGGTTCTCCAGCTTGGCATGAGTTTTGGGAAGAAGAAAGAAAAAGATGTTTACTAGGTTATTCAGTGGGTGGAGCAAAAATTACTGGAGATCACTACTTTTACTTAAACTTTTGTCCTATACAAAAAGTAGATGTACACAGTGCTAGAGGAAAGAGAGCAGTTAAGATAGAGGGATTTCCTGATTTTTGGGATGGCGATTATAATTATTTTTGGATAAGAGAGATAGCTAGGAATGGAATTTTAGATGCTCTTGGAATTCCTGTAGAAGACCAAGATAAGATTCTGATATTAGACGAAAAGGAAAAAAATAAAAAGCTACTTGACTATTATAATACACTTGGATTATTATACACCCCTGACCCTACTTGCCTAGAGGGAGGTAGAGACTTAATTATTGGAAAATCCAGGAGACGTGGATTCTCATATAAAAACTGCTCAATCTCTGTAAAGAATTTCTTTCATATTTATAAGTCTTATACAATGTTAATGGCTTATGAGAAAAAATATTTGTATCCTGGAATTAAAACTCTTTTTGGAAAATGTCAATCGTGTATTAATTTTGTAAATGCAAATACTGGATGGAGAACCCCATCTGATTATATTAATAATGCTTCCCACATAAAAGCCTCTTATAAACAATATCAAAATGGAGTTGAAGTAGAAAGAGGTTTACTATCAGAAATAGAAGCCATATCATTTAAAGATAATCCTAGTGCAGGAAGGGGAGCTGATACTTATGATATATTTGGAGAAGAAGTTGGAGCCTGGGGTGTTCCTGGAGGATTAAAGAATACTATATCTGCTATGAGATCCTCATCTGAAGCTGGTCTATTTAAAACAGGTATGATGACCTTGTTTGGCTGTGTTTGTAAAGGAACAAAAGTATGGAATCATAAAGGAGAATTAATAAATATTGAAGATGTTACAAAAGAAACAGGAATTGTTAGTTATGCTTGTCAAGGAACAGTAAAAGAACCTATTCTTTGGATTAAAGAACCAACAAAAAAACCTTGTTATAGAATTAAAACTTCTAAAGACTTAATGATAGAATGTAGTTATGATCATCCTCTTTTATGTTCAGATAATAAAATATCAAGACATAATACAGTTTACTTTAAGAAAGCTGAAGATATAGTAGTTGATGATAAATTAATGATTATAAGACAAGTTCCTATCTTTGGAGAAGAAACAATGAAATATCCTAGATTAATAGGATTACTTATTGGAGATGGTTATTATAGAGATCATTCTACTCCACAATTAGCTATTGCAGATAAAGGAATAGAACAATTTTTAATTGATAATGATATAAAATATACTGTTTATAAAGAGTATCAAAAATATAACTATAAATATGTAGGAATAAAAGATTTTCAAAAAAACTTAATCGAAGTTGGTATATATGGGCAAACAAAAAAAGATAAACGTCTTCCAAAAGATATTTTTAAATACAATGCACATTCTATTTCAGAACTTTTAGGAGGTTATTTTGATGCAGATGGAAGTATAAATTATAATAAGAAGAAAAATTCCTTTAAGATAACTTTAACATCTGTTGTTCCTCAATTACTTGAAGAGGTAAAAGTACAACTTTATAAACTAGGAATAAGTTCTGTTATCTATAAAAGAAATCATAAAAACTTAATTTTACGTTCTAATATTAATAATAAAAATTATAACATAAATACACAAGTATCTTATAGTTTAGAAATTCATTCTATTGAAGATATTATTGAATTTAAAAAACATATTTATTTTACAGATTCTAAAAAACAAAAGATATTAGATACAGTAGATATATGTAGAGAAGGAAATAATAAATATGATAATTGTGTTTTTAAACAAACTATAGAACATAAAGGTGATTTTTTTATAGATAAAACATTAGATAAACTCGAAGCTGTTAAAGTAAAAAGTATAGAATTCATAGGTGAACAAGATGTTTATAATTTAACAACAGAAATTACACATACTTATATTACTAATCAATTTATTTCTCATAATACATCAGGAGAGATAGATTCAGGTACAGTAGACTTTGCAGATTTATTTAAAAGACCTAACTCAAACGGTTTTATGACTTTTTATGATATCTGGGGAGATTATAAAGAAAAGAAAGAGGGCTTTTTCTTTCCAAAAAATCTTAATACAGAGGGATTTTATGATAAGCAAGGAAATTCGGATCTAAAAGCTGCAAAGAATTTTGAACTTCAAGTAAGAGAAAATCTAATTAAAAATGGAGCCACATCTACTGAAATTAGACAGAGAATGCAAGAAGAATCTTTAAATTCTGCTGAAGCTTTTGCAATGGTAGCCAAAAACTCCTTCCCAGTAATAGAACTCCAAAGACAACTGGATTACATAGAAAGTAAAAATCTCCATATCACTAAAGCTATCCCTGTTAAATTTTACAGAGATAAAGGAGTGGTTAAAGCTAAACCAATACTTGATGGTTCAGTAAAACCAATAAATTCTTTTAAAGATGTTCCTCATGATTTAAGAGGATGTCCTGTAATATATGAATTTCCTTCAAGTAATCCACCCAAAGGCTTATATAAAATAGGTTATGACCCAATTAGACAAGATGAAGGTTCATCTTTAATAGGAATTATAATATATAAGGGAATTGAGTCTGGATTCTATTCACACAGCACTATTGTAGCTGAATACATAGGAAGAATGGAGAATCCAGATGACAATGATGAGATAGCTGAATATTTTGCTGACCTATACAATACACAAATTATGTATGAAAACGAATGTACTGGAGTTAAAAACTATTTTAGAAGAAAGAAGAGATTGGGATTATTGGCAGCACAACCAGATAGTGTCATATCAAAGAATATTAAGAATAGTAAGGTTAACAGAGTTCTTGGATGTCATATGAATGCTCAGCTAAAAGATGCTGGGGAAAGATATATTAAAACATGGCTTACTACAGTATTGGACTTTGATGGTGATGGAAATCCTATAACAGTTATTGATAAGATTTTTTCAAGAAGATTGTTAGAAGAGCTTATCAGTTATTACAGGGAAGGAAACTTTGACTTAATCTCTGCTCTAATTATGTGCTTATTTCAGGTTCAGGAAGAAGAACTGAATAAGGAGTATAGTGAGGAGAGCATAGATAGTAGAATAAAACAATTAGAAGATATATTTAATCAAATATCAAGATGAAAACAGAATACACAAGTAATGAAATGCTCACTTATTCTCAGAAAAATGCCAATAAGAAAAAATGGTACAAGGATAAGACAGAGGAAATTGAAAGCTGTAGAAACTACAGGGAAGAAAGAGAAATTAAAACCAACTTTGATCTAGTAAATAATATTATTAATGAAGCTGATTTCAGTTATGTTTTAAAACCTTATGGAGAAGATGTAGGAAAACTACCTTCCAATCTTAAGAATGTAAATATAATTAAAACTAAAATTAATACTGTAATAGGTATTGAAAAGAAAAGACCATTTGAGTGGTTTGTTCTTGCTACAAATCCAGAAGCAACTACAAGAAAAGAGGAGGAGGAAACCTCAAGATTAAGAGATTCCGTAGTTTCCAAGATTACTTTACCTATTAGGCAAAAATTGGAACAAGAGAGATATAAACAATTAAATAATAAAGAACCTACACCAGAGGAGTTGGAAAGGATTAACCAGGAAGTAGAAAGTCAAATGCAGGCTATGACTCCTGAAGAAGTCAAAACTTATATGAGTAGGAAACATCAGGACCCCGCTGAGGTCCTGGGAAATCAATTACTAGAAGCTTTAATGATTCAAACAGATTTTAAACTTAAAGCTGAAAAAGCACTTGAAAATGGTTTAATAGGAAGAAGACCCATCATTTATGTAGGTGTCATGAATGGAGAACCAGAGCTTTGGGTAATAAATCCTACAAGATTTTATTTTGAAAAAAATCCTGATGATCCTTTTATAGAAAATTCAGAGTGTGCCATATGTGAATACCATATGCTACCTTCTGATGTTGTTAAGAATTTTGGTGAGGAGTTAACCAAGGATGAAATAAATCTGTTATATTCTCCCACAGGAGATCAAATAGAACAGAAGGTATTAAAAATACTTGATAGAGAGGATTCTCCAACAGTTTTTGACTTAGGAAGTGAGGATACGGTTCTTGTAAAACATTATGTGTGGAAATCATTAAGAAAAATTGGATTCCTTACTTACTTGGATGAAGAAAATATAGAAAGGGAGGATATAGTTAGTGAGGAGTATAGGTTGGATACCTCTATAGGAGATGTTAGTATAGAATGGAAGTGGATACCAGAAGTGTATGAAACATGGAAAATAAATGATTCATTTGTTAGAATGAGACCTATTCCTGGTCAATTCAAGGATCTTGATAATCTTTATCAATGTAAATTACCATATTATGGAGTTGATTTTGAATCATCTTTGGTAGATGCACTAAAAATCTATCAATATTTGTTTGATGTTCTAATGTTCAAAGTAGAGTTACTTGTATCCTCTGATAAAGGTAAAAAACTTTTAATGAACATTAATGCCGTTCCTAACTCTGCAAGTATAGATTTAAAAAAGTGGCAATATTTTTTTGAAGCTACTCCGTTTACATTCTATGATACTTCTGAGGAAGGAAATGTTTATTCTGATGCTAATACAATAGCAAAAGTATTAGATATGTCTTTATCTTCTGATATTAAACAATACATAGAGTTAGCCGAATATATTAGACAACTTGCAGGAAAAGCTATAGGAGTTTCAGATCAAATGGAAGGACAAATACAGGAGAGAGAAGCAGTAGGAAATGTAAAAACAGTTTTATCCGCTAATTCAAATATTCTTGAACCGTTATTCAATCTTCATTCAGCTTTTAAAAGAAATGTTCTCAATGCTTTGATTGAGACAGCTAAGGTTGCTTACAAAGATTCAAATAAGACAAAACTTTCTTATATACTAGATGATATGTCTTATCATATTCTTCATATTGATCAGGATTTACTTTCTAATTCAACATTGGGTTTATATATCTCCAATTCTGCAAAAGCTGCTGAAACTAAAGAACTTATTGACAATCTTGCTCAACAAGCTTTACAATACCAAAAGGTTGAATTCTCTGATATTATTTCTGTTGTAGAGCAAGATAGTATTATTGAAGCCAAGGAGGCTTTGAAAGCATCTGAAGAAAGAAGAAGACAATTTGAAGAAAAGATGGAGCAAATGAAACAACAAACAGCTAAGGAAGAAGGAGAAAGATTGAGAGAGTTTCAAAGAGAGCAATTTGAAATGGAAAAAGAATTAATTGTTCTTAAAGAAGAAGAGAGAAGGAAAACAGAAATTATTAAAGCTGCTATTACTGGAGCTTCTTTTAATCCTGATGCTGATACTGATGATAATAAAGTGAATGATTTTCTTGAAATTGCTAAACAGCAATTAAAAGAAGCTGAAGTAAAACATAAACAGAATCTTGAAGAAAGAAAGTTTGAACACCAGAAACAAATAGACAAAGAAAAATTAAAAAATGAGAAAGAGAAGATATCAAAGTCAACTCGAAAACAATAAAGAGCTATTACACTCAAATTAAAAAAATTTAACTTTAAATACACACAAGTATTAAAAATAATATTA